TTTTGTTCATAGAGTAAACCATATACACTAGCAAAGCCCCTACGACACCTATCATACCCGCTTCGCTGTAGATCTTCAAAAAATTCATTATCACTCTTCCTCTTCTCTAAAGACTTCTTTACCTTTTTTACATTCTTCACAGATTTCATTAAACGCTTCTTTTACAAGCTTGTCACATTCAATACAGTGAAAAGGAAAAGGCATTATCGAACTCTCCGCAATTCTCGATTAATAAAATAGTTATGATTAAAGTCATCTTCAGTTAAGACTACTTTTTCTTTCTTTTTTTCTTTCCCCAAGATAAGGGATTTAAGTTTAATTCTGTTTGATACCATTCTAATTGTTCTTGCATTTGTGTTATTTTTACTTCTTCTTCAGCTATATGTTTGCTGACAAGGTCTTCAATTCTGGAATTAGCAAGTTCCATTCTTCGTTCAAGTTCTCCAATCCTGTTTTCAATACGTAAGTAACCCATAACAACGATACCAACTCCCACGATAATTTGCCCAAGCCACTTAAGGTTAAGACTAATCCGCATATTATCGTCAAGTTTAGTGACTCCATAACTCCTGTACGTTTTCTCATCACTCATACCTCATAACCAGATACTGACCATCCGCTATCGCAACTTCCAAAGAAAACCAATCCTCCAAGTATAATTACTAAAAAACCTATTATAGTTAAATAATCTTTTAAATCTTCACTCATAAAACCATCCACCAAGCAGCTGCTACTTCAACAAATATATCTGATGCCGTATTAATTGCCCATCGTTGTTTAGTTCCATACGTTTCTTCCGTACCTTCAACGTATACTTCAAATATTTCCCACGCAATACCTATTATAAGTACCCATAAGACCGCCCATAAATCTGATGCACCTAACCATTGTGCTACTTTTGCTATAAATAATCCAGCTGCTAAATGATAAGATGTCCATCCATCTAATGCACCTGAGTTAACTTGCCATCCATAAAATGTTGCTAAAGGATTTTTCATATTACTTCTTTATATGTTTTGCACCAAAGTTATCTACAATTCTAGATAACAATTCTGCTTTAGTTTCACTATCATCATATAGAATACTACGTACACTATTACTATACGTAATACTTCTCATATCGTACCAAGCTTTTATCTCTGCTTTCGTATTAGACTCATCAGGATATTCAGATTGCAACGTAGCAATACCACCTATTACTTGATGCTTACCTACGATTAATCTACCGTGAGTATCACTATGAACTTTTTCACATTCATCTACATAATAATTTTCTATATTTTTAAAACTATCAGAACGCTTTACAACTGTACCATCTACTTCAACAAAGTAATCATAACCACTAGAAGGGTAAGTCAAAGTCTCGACAGTTCCGTCAGCATACGTTTTAGTACGTACAGCATTAGGAGTCGTGTTACGATGTAACCTAATTCGATGACCTTGACTACACTTCCTTATAATCATAACTAAGCTGCTTCTTCCTCAACTACTTCAGCTTCTGGTTCGAGTTCTTCTCGAAGTTTTGCTATGAACGCATCTTTACCCACACTTAACTGGTCTAAGTTAAACTGCATTGAGTTCATCTTATTCTGTAAGTCATTAATGTGGTTAAGTACTGCTTTTTGTTCATCTGTCATATCCTCGATTACGTACTCGTTTGTCATCGAAAGTTAAAACAGGCTTTTGTTCTTTTTGTTTTTTAGCCATTATTTAGCTCCTTTGTTTGTTAGTTAATAATTTTAATCAGTTCCTTGATACTCAACACAAATATCTATCACTACTGTATTTGAATCAGTTGTTCCATTTCCAGTTCCAGCATTACATATATATAAAAAAGTATCAGCAGTACCTACTATTGTTGTTGTAGGCATAGATGTATAAACTGTATTGTTCGCACCACCTGAACTAGCAACTATATCAGCGGCTGTTCCTAAAGCAGTAGCACTATTTTGAGCGTATGTTGCAACTCCACCAGCTCCAAGTATTTCAGGAACTGTAATTGTTGTACTTGCATTAGCTAATGCTCCATCTGCTGCTGTACCCGATGAGGTAGATAATGATAAGTTTAACAGATAAGTACCTAAATTACTTTTTGTTATTACTGTTGCGGTTACTCTATGTATAATAGATAGAGCTGGAATTTTACATACTTCTGAGATAACAGTATTATCTCCACTATGAGCTTTTGTAATACTTACTCTAGCGGTTTTATATTTTATAATTCCGTGATGACCAATACTAGTTTGATAACTATCAGTTGCAGTTCCTACATCTGCTTTATATCCAAGTAATGTATTATTCAATCCTCCATTAACTGTTGCTCCTGCTTGATATCCTATTGCAACTGCTTGTTGGTCAGAAGCAGATGATGCGCCAACTGATTTTAATGCTTCAAATCCTATTGCTACTACACCGTGTCCATTTTGAGATAATTTATAAGCCTCTTTACCAATTATAACATTACTATGTCCAGCAAGAAGTCCCAATCCTGCTCCTTTACCTACAGCAGTATTATGCGACCCTGTAGTAAGTGCGTTTAATGTATCTCGCCCTACGGCAACATTATTAATAGAAGCAGCTGTCATTACTCCAGTCATAGTAGAAGCACCGACAGCAGTATTAGAATTAGCTCCTCCTGACCAGTCTCCACTACCTGAATTAGACCCAATGAATGTATTAAAATAAACCGCATCACCTGCTTGATACATTGCTTGATAACCAACAGCGGTATTATGGCTATTATCTGTAAGTTGCGATGCTGCTTTATATCCGATTGCTGTATTCCCAGCTCCACTCGTAAGGGCATTAAGTGCATTGAGTCCTATTCCAATTGTACCATCAGAATTAGTAGAGTTAGTAACTGTGACTGTTGCTCCAGCGTTGTTTCCAATAAAAATTGTTGAATTTGCGGTCGTTAATGCCGAAGCAGCACCTGAACCAAGTGCAATATTATTATCACCAGTTGTTAAAGCAGTTAAACCTTGATAACCTAATGCAGTATTATTATTGGACGCATTTAAACCAGCATCCATTGTCCAAGCACCGACTGCGGTATTGTAATTTGATTCAGCATTACCCCAAGTACCAGCTCCGCTATTGTACCCAATAAATATATTTTCTTTTGAACTTTCTGAATCATTATCAGTCATTTGCATTGCGAATGAACCGATTGCAACATTTTTATCGCCATCAACTACTTCAAACATTGATTGATGCCCAATAGCAACATTGTTATTAACGGTGTTTTTAACTCCAGCATTTTTACCTATAAGAATATTTTGACTAGCTCCTGTTATAGCAGCTCCTGCATTATTTCCTAACGCAATATTATTATCACCTGATGTAACAGCAGCTAATGTGTTATACCCAATTGCGGTATTATGTGCTGCTCCATTTATAACTCCTTGCATTGAATTTGCACCTATTGCAGTATTATTCTGACAAGTTCCACCCCAATCACCACTGCCTGAATTAGTTCCTACAAAAACATTTTCAAAATTATTTCCACCACCTGATTGAGACATAGAACTAGCACCAATTGCAGTATTATTTCCACCACCTCCGTGTTCTTTACCCGAATGATATCCAACAAAAACTGAGTTGTCTGCTGTTGATAAAACTTCGCCTGCCTTATACCCCACTGCTACGTTATTTGTAGCATCTGTGGTAGTTCCAGACCCCATTGCAAGCTCGCCTATTGCAACATTAAAATCTGCCCCAACATCGCCTAATACTGTTCCACTGTTTGTAAAAGCAGTTTTACCAAATACTGTATTACTAGTATTACCATCATTATTACTAAGACTAATGCGAGAGTCGGTATTTAAAACAGCTATTACTGTTGAACCCATTCCAAGATTAAGGGTTGAGCCTGCTCCACCTATGGCTAAATCTCCACTAGAGTGAATACCAAGTTTTCCGCCTCCGTAAGCTGGACTTCCGTGAGCTAGTTCTAATGTACCATAAGTTCCGTGATTTAATCTTAATACTTCAGTAGTTGCTCCTGATTGACCAGTTACTTCAAGAACTGTCGTAGATGTAGGCGAGGATGTACCGATGCCGACTA